ATGTTTCATCAACTTCTTCATCATCAGAAGCTTCATCAACTTCTTCATCAGAAGCTTCATCAACTTCTTCATCATCGAGATCATCTTCTAAAAGATTTTCATAAATTTCACGTGACTTTTCCACTACAATGTTGTGAAAAAGTTCTTCTGCTTTTGCTTTGTCGTCATTAACTAAGCATTCAAGCATTTCTTCGAACTTCTTTGAATCTGCCATTTTATTCTCCTATAAATGTATTACCTATGGTAAGGCTGTCATGTGTATTTAACAAGAGTATAGAAAAGTGCCCCGAAACGGGCTCAAAACGACCTCTTTTTACAATTTGCAATTAAATCGTAAAAATTTTATTAAAGTCTTCAACTAACATAGTTTTGTAGTTACTAAGATTATTTAGTTCGTCAGGACAATAGTTATCTTTTGCTATAACTCGAATATAGTTTATTTTATTATTTGATTGTATAACGTCTATAGTTTGTTTAAGCCAATTGCCGTGATATGTTGCTCCGTCAACTGACTTTTTATAATTTTCGGTATCTGCATATATATTATTGAAATGATCTCCAACGTTTTTACCTTTATAATCAAATCCAAGTATAAACACCTGTAAAGGAGAGTGTTGGCTTGCTAACCACAAAGCTGTTGGTCCAGAACTCCATCCTTTACTAGGTTGAAAAAAATTAAAATTAGACATGTTACTGTATGCTTTGTTAGGATTAGTCCAAACTTCTGAATTTTTTTGTTGATACTTGTTCTTATTAAGTTCTAAAACCATTTTAACATCAACGGCTACTAAGTAATCAGGATCATATTCTCGATATAATGCATTACAACCGTATACTTTTCCGTATGATTTTAAGTTATCAAGTTTTATAGGAGTACGACTTAGCCCGTTTCCTAATACAAAAGATGTTTGACTATCTGTAGGACTAACTGCTGGTTGTCGAGGGACAATTGGAGAAGATTTTGCAGCTCTCTTAGCTGCTTTTTCTATTTTTCTTTGTTCTTTTAATTTACGGAATTGGTCTTTAGTGTAATCAGCTTTGTTTATTTTTGCCATATAACTTAAACACCGGCAGCCGCCGCTTGGGCAGCAAGACCATACATTTGCCTAACAACATTTAGTTCTTTAGTTTTTTCTTTCTTATGCACTTCAGCACCTTTTCTAGCTCTATTAATCTGTGATAGAGTTAATCGTGTTTTCCTAGTGTCATCAGGATCTATTATAGACTGATCAAACTCAGGCTGGTACTTGTCGTCCTCGATTGTTTCAAGGGTGTCTTTATCAAAATAAAATAGTTCACGTAGTATCATACTATTATTTATACCGTTTGGTCCGCGGGCGCCGCTTGACCTCCTGGTACTTCTCCTGTTACTGATTCTGGCGGTGTTCCTTCTCCGCCATCTTCTGGTGCTGGGTCTGTATCAAGAATATCTTCAGCACCGTCTATGTCTGCACTAATTCCTGCACTACTAATTCCAACACTTCTCATTTCTCCACTAGCATCACCGGTTGGAGCAGATAAGTTTTCGTCATTTTCTTCGCGCCATAATCTTTCATTCTCTGCAATTTCTTCTTTACTGAGTCCTAAAAATCTTTCTAGTGCAAATCTATTTGACATATACGGTATTGCACTCATTTGTGTAAATGTTGGCACTCTAGCATTATCAAGTTCTGATTGTCTGTAAGCTGCAAAGTTTTGTGGAGGCTGAAACTTTAAATCAAACATTGACGTATCAATGTTTATACCTTTATCTAATAAGAATAATTTAAATTCTTTGTCAAATGCTTCTGTAACAAGTCCTTGTAAACGTTCGCAGTATTTGTTAAATCTTAATTCTTGAATATACGCTGTTCCAACTCTACCATCATTATATGCACTTGATGAATCGTCGGCGCCAGTTGGTAAGTAGCTACTAGGTATACGCAAACCTCTAACCAATTTATTTGTGAAATATCTAAGGTCATCAATTTCTCCTAAGTTAGTGCCGCCTGGCAGTGTTTCAACTTTTGATCCACGTCCTTCAGCAGTTTGTGGAAAGAAATAATCTTCGTTAATTGATAACGGATTATAACTACTATCAATTACATTTGCGCCGCCACCAGTTGAACTCGGTATACGTCTTTGATGAATTTCAGTTTTAACTCTTTCAACAAATTGCATAGCAAGGTGTGTTGGCATATTACCTACATCAACATAGAATACTCTGCGCTCTGGAGCACGTTGTACACGATATATAATAATTGCGTCTTCAAGTAATTCTTTTTGTTTGTAAACTTTAAAAATTTGTTCTAATAACGAGTTTCCAAAGGGATAATTATTGTCTAACCCTTCAGACAAACTTAAATGTACAATATGCTTTGCATCAACAGCAATTTCGCCGTCGCCTGTTTGATATCTTGACCCTGCTTGCTGAGGAGCGTTTCCAATCATGCCTCTTGCACCGCCAGTTTGATATCCACTGCCGCCGCCTGTAATGTTTCCATTAGTAATATGCGGGGTAGTTGCTACCATATCAACAAAGTTAAGATTTAAATCTTTAACAATGTATTGTTCTGGAGTTTTGCCTTCGCTTTCGTTAACAATAATTCTTGTTAGTTTAGCAGGATCAATATGAAACCATTTTTTTGTTTCAGGATCTCTAATAAACAATTGATCACCATACTTAAATATGTTACGCATGATTCTAAACATTCGAGTACTAAAGTTTTGTAAGTTACTCCACTGTCTTAGATACTCACCTAATATTTGTATTTCACTATTAGTTGCTGATTTATTAAAATCAAACCTAAAAGTTGTTCCGTTTTCTTTATTTTCCTGAGCACAAAATTCTGCAAGTATATCAAGTGCTGCACATACTTCTGAATCATTGTCCATAGTATTGTATTGTCCATACCGTTCAACACGATTTGGACTTCCTACATATACATCTGGCAAGTATGAACTATAATTAGTACGTGCAGGTCCAGGTTGTGATCCAGTATTACGATTACTAAATGGAGAATAACTACCAGACATGTTATCTTCAGTTGTTACTGGTGTAAAATACTTTTTCCAACTCATGAAAGACCTCCTCCAAATGCATTACCTGCCTTGCTTAATCGTTTAGTAAGTTTATTACCAGAGTCTAATTTAGATAACTGTTGCATTGTACTGCCTAGTTGCTGTTTAGATGTTTCTAGCAAACTACCAAATACTTCTGATGATGGAAGGCTTGCTGTCATTGTAGCTAAACTTGGGATTAACTCTCCAGTAATCATTTGTTTAAACATTGCTTCTAACTCACTAGTATCATTACTCACTGGACTGGTATCCTTACTTCTAATAGTATTTATTGCTCCCTGACGCATTGCACCTTCGGGTCTGGATGAAGTCATCTCTGCAAACCCGGCGGAACTTCCTTGGAATGCTAATTTGCCAAGCTCACCTTTGCTTTTATTCTTTAAAGATTCTTTTATTTCTAGTGCTCTAGCTTCGTCTTGTGTTGGAAAGTTTCTTTTTTGAGTGCTGCCGGAACTTCCCATGTTTGCTAATTTGCCAAGCTCATCTTTTGTTGGAAAGTTTCTTTTTTGAGTGCTGTTATCCGACAACGCTGTACCCATCTGAGCAAGAGCTCCACTCATATTTTTTGATAGTGCAAGTATACCTAAATCTAATTGTTCAGCTTGTGCTTTAGTCATTACAAGTTCGTTACCATGTAACAATGCTAAAGATTCTTTACCAAAATCTTTTGTTATTGATGCAAAGGAAGTAAGGCCGCTTACTGCATTATCAATCCCAGGAGTGCCCCGGGCATGCGAATTTACCACGCCCGGCACTGGATTAGGATTAGTAGTTGGGCCTACTGTAGGTGTTGGGGTATTTAATAATTTGTTAGCTAGTCTAATGAATACTAGTCGAGCGTCGTTATCACCTGCACTTGCTATTTCAGTTTTTAGTCTCGATGCTTCGGCGCCATCTCCAGACGATGTGTCTGTCTTATTTTGGAACTGTGTAAGTTTGGCTATTATATCGCTACCAGCTGCTGGAGTAGCATTTTCTCCATCTGTAACAGATGTTCCCGTAGGAAGAAGTTTAGCTATAGCAGATAGCCCAGCTGCTGCTTCTTTCGTAGCTGTTGACATCAGCTTTGAATCATTTTTTATTGTTTGCATCATTGGACCTAAAGCTTCATTATATAACTTTTCAGTCATCTCTGATTGAGCTGCAACTGCTCCTTTAATCATTGCTTCTTGACCTCTTAATACTCCATCAAGCACTGCACGATCTTTTGGCACTGGGGTGGTTTTTGTAGCTTCTCCACCTTGGTCGGCTTGTTCTTGTTTTGTTTTGGCTATGGCAGCTTTTACTTCTGCTTCGGCCTGGGCGTATTGTGCCGAAGTTACTTGGCCTTTCTTTGCCATCAATTTGGCCATCATTGCCATCTCAAAGTCACTTGTTTTTGCCATGACATCTGCAACGGCAGCAGTAACCTTAGTTGTGCCGCCAAGTTGAGCTAGTTCTTTATTTTTCATCTTGTCCATCATTCCAGCAACTATTAGATCTTTCTTAAGCCTCTCTAGTTTCTTATGATCGCCAGCTTTTGTAGCAGCATGCATCTGCGTCATAACTCTCATAGTGTTGCCCATTGTTCCAGCTAATGCTGCTTGATCTTTACTAGGGAAGCCTCGAATCATCATATCTTTAAACAAGTCGCCGTAGCCACTAGAATCTGCTTGGCTAGCAGCCATTATCATTGCATTGCTCATGTCTTGGCTCATACCTAGCTGCATTGCTTTAAAGTCGCCTTGCCTAGCCATAGCAGCCTGGTTCTTTTTAAGTTCGTCTGCGTTTTTACCTGTTAGTTTTGCTAATAAATCTAAATCTTTAGCATATTTTGCTGTTGCCTCTTGTATAGTTGCGTCACCGGCACCTCGTTTTCGTCCAGACATCATATCCATACGCTGGACTTCAATCATAGCTTCGCCGATTTCTTCGTGCGTCATGCCAAGATTTCTAAGTTGCATTCCGTACTTGTTGCCGTCGGTACGCATAACAGTTAGATTCTTTAAGAACTGCTGCAGTCCGTCTTCAGCAGATGCCCCAAATCCAGCCAATGCTTCACTATTACTACCAACTAGCTTAGCCATTTCCTTTACACTAAGACCAGCAGCAGTAGAACTTAAAGTTAATTGAGCAAGGTTTCCATTAAAATGTACACCAGATTTTGTTAAAGATTGATACTGTGCTGTTTGAGCTTCAAGAACTCCAGTAATTGCACCAACTTTTTTTCCAAAACTACCAAAGTTGTTGGCAACAGAAGTTATTGATGGCTTTGTCAACATAAAAGTAGTGGCTAGACCGGAAACTGTACCAGTTAAACCTTTTAAGGCATGATTAACACTTGTAGTGTCTATTTTAGGGGTGCCGTCGCCGTCAGCCATATATCTTTTCCTTGTTTATATTCTCTTATAAATATACTTATATAATACTATTTATCAAGGAATTAATATGCCATCACCATTAACAAAGTATCAGCGTCAACCAAAGCAATATATTGATTTACCAAGTAAAGGTCAATGGTATCCTCAAGGAGCGTTAGAAAAACATGAAGAACTAGCAGTGTATAGTATGACTGCTAGTGATGAAATTGCAACTAAGACTCCGGATGCATTACTTAGTGGTGTTTCAACTGCTAATATTATTAAAAATTGCATTCCGAGTATAATAGACCCTTGGGCAATTCCAATGGTAGATATCTATACAATTTTAAGTGCTATTCGAATGGCAAGTTATACAGATGCAATTTCAATAAATGACGTTTGTAAAAAATGCGGCGAAGAAAATACTTATGAAATTGGGTTGCAAGGTATAATTGGACATTTTGGAAATCAAACTTTTGAAACAAATTTATCAGTTGCTGATATGAAATTTGAGTTAAGGCCATTAAGTTACAAAGAATTTAATTCTGTTAACAAAGACACTTTTAAACTTCAAAGACGAATGGTACAAGATATTCCAGAAATTGAGAATGATGATTTAAAAGGTGAAGAGTCACAAAAGGTGTATGACAAACTTTCAGAATTAAAAGCAAATACAGTAATCAGTTCAATTGCTAAAGTTATTACAGACGACGGCGAAGAAGAAACTGACATTCATGCTATTGCAGAGTTTATTAAAAATTCCGACAAAGAATATTTTAGTAATATAGAAGAATTATTAATAAAAAATAACAACGCATTTGCTATACCAAATACAGATACTACTTGTGCCACGTGTGGCCATAATGATAAGTTAGAAGTAGAAATGGACTATTCTAATTTTTTCGTTCAAGGCTAATTAACACTCCAAATTCTGATCTCCCAGAATTAGCCAAAGATTTCGAAAATGAGATCAAAATTATTAAACATGAAGTATATCAGTTATGTTGGTATATGCGAGGCGGAGTAGATTCGCATATATTGCTACATGATACTGATCTTGAAGACTTTGATGTTATGAATAAAATAATAATGAGTAATATTGAAAATGTTAAGTCTAGCGGAATGCCAATTCTTTAATTAAAACTTTATACCAGATAGGTCTGGTGCAGCAATATACCCTGACTCACCTGGCGACTTAGTATTAGTATTAGTATTAGTAGTATTATTAGTATTA